TATAAATTGCCTCTTGCATAATCAGCATCAGATTCTACTTGATTGGATTGTTCTTGATGAATAATTGTGAGTTGTTTATCTTTTATTGCATTTTCGGATTCTACAAAATCAGTATTTAATAATGCGGATAAGTTTTTATCTATTTTGTTCATTTTATCATACCAATATTTAAATTATTAGGGATATTATTTTTATCAAGCCATCTGTAATTTTTTACACCATCATTCACCCAAATGTATGTGGATCCAAATGCTGGATTTAATTTTCCTTTTCGTTTTTCTGCAAATTCTTTTGACTTTTTTCTTCCTTTTAAAGTTTTACTAATTTTATTTTTAACTTCTTTTAAAGTTTTTTTATTTTTATTATGTCCTGCAGCAGATAAATTTTTTAACGCTTTATTTTTTGAATATTCAGATTTAAATTTAAATATTCTGCCACACAACCAACCCTCTGGAACCTCATAATCAAAAAACATTTTAGAATTAATTCCGTCATTATACCATTTTTTCCCAAAAGTTGGAGGCAATTTAGGTTTATTATTCTTAAATATTATTTTTACTTTTTCTTTCCATTCAACATTTTCAGAAAGTTTACGTTTTAACCAACCATATCTTTTGTTATTTCTACTATGATTGTTATTTGAAACCGTCATCATATTGGCTGCGTAGATTAATTTCAAATTATCTGGATATATTTTAACGAGCAATTGATGAGCAATATAATGCTCTTCAGGCGTTAGTCTCACTAAATTGTTTGGTACATCAGTTCCGCCCATACATTTTGGAATAATGTGATGATTTTCAGTATACGTTTCCAATAAACGATTTTTTGCTCTACTAACTAATAAATCGTAATGTTTTCTATAGTCCATCTTACACCCAAGAACCTATGAAGTCTCTTAGATATATAGGCAGCATCAACATCACTCATATCACGTTATACCTGGAAACTCTTGAATCAATTCATCAAATCCAAATGCAGTGTTTGGTCCAGCAGTATTTGGCGTCGGTATAATCTGCAATTTGCTTAACTGAAGATCATTGATAGCAAAACTCGCCACATTATATGATGCATTTGAAACTGCACCAAAAAGATATCTGCCTGTTTTAATGATACCGTTGACGTCATTGACAACAAGTCGGAATGTATTTGGATCCCATGATTCAACAAATGCTGTTGCATTTGCCGATGAAAGTTGTTTACCTTCATATACAAGTTCACCGAGTTTAAATGTGCCCTGACCACCAGTATTTGCAAAGGTTATAAGTCTTGATCCATCAAATTCAAGTGTACTATTAAATGTATTTGCAGTGACTTTACGAATAATATTGCGCGATAGAATTGGACCAAACATATAACCTTTTGCAGTAAACGTCAGCGTCCATACTAATACACGTGTTGTTTCGCCTGTACCTAAATCATCAACATCGTATCGAATATCATTTAAAATAAATGGAATATCAATTTTTTGATCTGCTAGTCCAATCATGTCAATTGTCATGTTATAATCTGGATTAAAAAATGGCAATATTTGTTCTACAATTTGTGTGCCATCTTCTGTGTTTCGAACATATATGTTTAAAACAAAATCAAAATTGTATGGTGTTGTTCGCACTGCCTTTACAGAAGTTGTTGATTCTGGCGAGAAACTTTCTGTGAACAAACTTCTCTTGCGCAATGGATCGTATGAGATAGATGTCAGTTCAAAACTCATTCGTGGTAGAGTTATTTGAACTGGCTGATTTAAATTTGGATCTTGTGTGATGCGTTGATAGAATTTCTCTTTTTGAGAATACATTAATGGCACATTAATTCTTTCAATCTCAGTTGTGCCTGCCTTGTTATATCGAACAAGGCGAATGTTATTGAACAATGTTCCAAATGCAACAACCATTTTGCGAGTAATTCGATGATAAAAATGAATGTTAGATAACATTATGGCTCACCGAATGGATTTATTTCAGTGAAGTCAATAATATTGTCTGCTTCTTGCTCAATCAAAACATTATCTTCAATTAAATCATTTACATCTTGCATTACATCGCCTGAATTTACTGTCCATCTTCCACCACTTGTCACACCAGTCACTAATACATTTGCAGTAAATGATCCTTTGATGTTTCTTAGTGTTAATTGTCGAGTTGGAAGATCCCAATTTGAAACATAAGCGCGTGCAGTAGCAGCACCAAGTGATGCTCCCTGATATACAACTTCATGTGGTTCATAAGTGTCTATTCCACCTGGAGCCATTGTGTATTTGACGCCATATGATTTAAAGTCAGCAATGCCGTCAATATCTTCAATTCCAGTGTCTAGTTTTTCGCCATTGAACTTAAACAACTCAGCATCAATTCCGTACATGTATGGATACATGCGTGTATCAACACCACCAGTTCTTCTTGCACCTCTTCCGAGCTGGAAGAAGTTTTTTTCTTGTTCAACAAATTTAATTTCCATCAATTTATACATGAATGGAATATAAATCAGATCACCCTCTTTTGGTGTGTTTCGAAGAGCAGTTGGAACATACTTCTCGAATGTTCTTCTTGCAATTGCAAACCTAGCGGTCTTTTGTACTTCCAATCCAAATTTGCTAAAGAATTCTTGATTGCCCTCGAAATCATTGAATGTTTCGAGATACATTTCCATTGGGTATGCTGACGTGTATGATTTAACTGGATCATCACCAAACAGTTCATCAATTGATGATTGGGAATCTCTTGGCAAATAGAAAACATCGATGCCATGATTTTTGATTGACTCAATCACCATGTCTTCAATTAAGAACTGCTCTCGGCTTGCAGCTCCGTTATTAAAGTATACACTAGTGCCCATTAAATTATCCTACCATGAACGGAACTGGTTCTTCATATACATCACGAAGTTTTTCTTCCAATTTTTCGATAGCCAGAACAGATTCGTTCCAAATGTCTTGTCCATTGATCACAAGACCACCAGGAAGTGTGTAATTACCATATTTCTTTAAGTTCTCGCCCCATTGACGTTTGAATAATTGAGCAGTGTATTCTTTTAACCAAACATCGTTGAATACTTTTGAATAAACATCTTGATCAACTACGCGAAAGCATTCGAAAACCATATAGTTGCCAGGACTAAATCTGCTGCTCATACCTATTTGCAAATTTAAACGATTTGTTTTCTTATTAAACGTATATGGATACTCGCCAGTGATAATCATATCGAGCATTGCGAGATGCTCTCTTGCAATCACATAGTAAGTATATGAAGATGATGTGAGATTATAAAAATCGTTGAGTCGCAACTGATAATTGATATCAAAAATATTAAATCCAGCTGAAGAGGTCGAAGATTGAGTCGAACCTGTATATGGGAAAACCTTCGAAACTCCGATAATTGAATCTGCCAACTGAATATATTTGTTTGTTATATCCCCAGCTGTCAATTGATATGCAAGCCAAGTGCGCTCAGTGCCATCGTAGTGATATTGCTGAAACAATTGAAGTGCGTCGTCGATACGATCTTCCAATTGATCCGAATCCACATTAATATCTATGACTGGAAATCCGAGCTTGCGGAGACAGTAATCCATCAACGCTTCTCTGCTATTAGGCTGAGCCATTTCTTAATCTCCCAAGAGTAAATCCAGCAGGTTGAGCACCTTCCACGTATAATACTTGTTTTTTATAAACAAAGTACAATCTTCTATTTCTCTACTTGCTGGTGATGCCATTGATTTATTCCGTGATTTTATCTATTTATTTGAGTAGGAATGCAGTGGTTGGTGGTGTAAAGTTTTGCGTGTAGCGAGCGATGCCTTTGGTGACACGAACATCTTGCATATAACCAACATAGTTGTGAGTTCCTTGAGCGCGTCCAACAGTAACTTGGTTACTTGCTTGATAAATGCTGCTGCTTGAAGTCCATGTTGCCTGTTGTATCCCGTTTTTAAATGTTTTAAATGTTGATCCAGATCTTGTTAGCGCATAATGAATCCAAACATCATTTTCTATTGACCCAAGAACTTGTGCGGATGCTATATCCCATGCACTTCCATTACTTGATATATAAACAACGTAATTTGAACTAGAGATATATCCAAACAATAAAGAATAAGAGTCAGTTCCAGAGGACATTTGTAGAATTACGCCAGCGCCAGACCCTGGAGCTGATCTTCTGACCCAAGTTTCAATTGTAAAGTCGCCAGAACCTAGTGCAAGATTTGGTGAGGCAGTTGAGGTCAGCCAATCTCCCGTCCCATCGAAATACATCGACGAGTTACCAAACTTGCTTTGTGCTGTGCTGATCTTCGCATCGCCGACAGTCTCAAGAACATTCTTGCCTGTTGCGTCAGTGATGCCAGCGTTGGTGAAGTTGGCTAAAAATACTGTATTGGCATCATTGCTAAATGGCGCAGAAGAAACAGAGTTAATTGTTCTTAACACATTTGAAACACGCAGACTTCCTATGTAACCTAGCCATCTATATGGATCACCAGACCATTCTGATCCTATAGCCAATGTTGTATTTTGTATGCTGCCAGATGCTGTGGCTGTTCCTGCTGCAGAACCATTAATATAAAATGCAACAGAAGAACCAGTTCTTGTTACAGCGACATAATTCCAAACATTTGATGTTATTGTTCCTGTGGAATACACAATCGTGGAACCAATACCAAGCTGTAATGTATTATTAGTATATGAATTTAATTGTAATCTACCAGCAGTTCCTGAAGTTCCTTGCGCAATAATTGTTCTATTTCCGCCACTGACTGTTGGATAGATCCATGCCTCAATAGTAAAGTCACCAGTTGCTGGTATAGCCTGCGTTGCATTTGTTGTTAAATAATCCCCAGTCCCATCAAAATACGCTGATCC